GCCGCCGGGATCGGCTTTGGTGCACTGGGGTTCGCTGCCGCTGCCGGCAAGTCAGAGCGGACCGCCTTTGCCGGAACGACCGCCGCCCCGGCTCGCACTGCCGCTTCCACCGCCTTGGTGATCTGTTCGGCCTGCTTATTCAGCGCCAAGCCGAGGGACATCAGACCGTGCAATGCGGCGTAGGCGTAGACCCGGCAGTCGAGGGCTTCGTTTCGGGCGTGGTCTGGTTTCCACCACTCCGGTTGAGGGAAGCCCTTGACGTATTTCGTTCGCTTCGTTTCCGCCGTCAGTTGCTCGAAGTAATCGGCATCCCGGTCCATCGGAAAGTGACAGGCACCGGCTCCGATACACTCCGAACCGGTACGGCCTAGTCGCTTATAGACCACCTCTTTGGCGGCGCTGACGCCGACGGTGTAGAGGTCGATCTTGCCTTTGTTGTTCTTACCCGGCCGCTTCGGCCAGATCGGCGCCCGATAGTTCGTGGCACCCTTGATGCCCCAGATCCGGCGGCGCTGCCTCGGTTTCACGAACTCATACGCGGCAAGTGTATTGTGGCCGCCGGTATCGACGCACGCCGCCGAAATCGCCATGCCGTGCGGCGCCCCGATGTGCGGCCACCGCTGCGCAAGATAGGCGTCCAGGTCTTCCCAGACCTGTGGGGCCGAGGGATCGCCCGGGATGACGCGGAAGTCGATCGACCACGATTCCTCGTCCCGGCCCCAGCCGACGCATTCCAGTTCGATTCGGTCCGGCTGCACGTCGACACCGACGGTCAGGCACGCGACCTTGGCCGGCAGCACGGGGAGTTCGTCACCGTCCGCCGACAGGTAGTCCTCGCGCAAGTCCATCAGCCCGACAGCGTCGACACGCTCGCCCCCGGTGTCCTCCCATTCCTCGCCCAGCACGGTGTTCACGAACACCTGCAACAGGGCGGGGTCCGACCGGTTGTCCTCGCCGAAGCAAGCCCGGAACTCGACGGCGCAATCCCCCCAGGACTTCCATGGGGAATAGAGCGACGAGCAGTGATAGGACCGGAAGCCGAGGCGTTTCGGTTCCGCCGTCGGAACCCACTCGCCCGCCGCCAGTAGATCGGCCTTGCGGTGCTCGGCGTGTTCGTGGCCGCATTCACCACAAGCGAAGACGGCCCGCTCCGGCTGGCCTTCCGGCCACCGGATGTTTTTCCAGTGGATCGGCTGCTGGTAGCCGCAGCCGTCACAGGTCACGTTGAAATAACGCTGATCACCCTCGCGGAACGCCTTGCCGATGCGGCTGAACCCCTTCAGGCCGGGGGTCGACAGCATAAAGATCTTGCGCCGCAGAAAGGTGTCGGTGCGCTTGATCGCCAGATTGACGGGGTCGCCTTCGCCGTCGGCGTTTGCCGGGTAGGCGTCGACTTCGTCCAACACGAGGAATCGGATCGGCATCGACCGCAGGCCCGACGCCGAGTTGGCGCCGGTCAAAATCAGCACGCCACCCAAGAACTCTTTCGAGAACATCGAGTTCGAGGAGTCGCGCGACCTTGCCGGCGGAATGCGCTCCATCAGGGCCGGGCTGGCCTCAATCATCGGGTCCAGGCGGGTCTTGCTGATCCGCTTGACGGTCTCGACCGTCGGCATGACGTACAGCGCCGGGCCGGGCGAATGATGGATGCAGTAGCCGGTGAAGTTCAGGCCCGCTTCGGACATGCCGATCTGGGCGCCCTTCATAACGGCCACGGTCTCGACCGTGGAATAGGCCGACAGCGAGTCCATGATCTCGCGAAGATACGGGGTGCGGTCCGTTCGCCACTGGCCGGGTTCGGCCGATGCCTTTGACGACAGGAAGCGATGCTGATCTGCCCATTCCGAAACGGTCACAGCAGCATCCGGCCGGCTTTCCTCGCAGAGGACCGCCAATGCCCAGTCGTGATCGCTCATGCTGCCGACTACTCAAAAAAAATGGCCCGCGAACGGGCCACTTGTCTGCTCAAGTCGGCAGCGAACTATCGGATTTCGACAGATCGGCCGAGCCTGCGGGCCGCCGCTATGGTGTTCTCGGTTCCGCCCTTGCGGTCTGGCGCCACAAACGCGATCAGCCGGTCCGATTGCTCGGCCACGACAGCGTTCCGGTCGTAATATGCTTGCACTACTTGGCCGCGATGCTGCGCCCCGGACAGGTTGGGGCGAATGACCGCGATCCCAAGCCCGCGGCGCCGAGCCGCTTCAACCGCCCAGGTATCAACGCCCCGGCAGCCACCGGATACCACGATGGTGTCCGACGGCAGTTCGGCGACGGCTTGTTCAACCGACGCTCGATCAGTGCGTCGCCTACTGCCCACTATCCCGATCCGCACTGTCATCCGCTTCCCTGCCGATCCAGACGACTCCGGCTGCGGCAATGCCGCGCCCCCGTAGGGTCGACACCGCTTCTTCGACATGCCAGCCGGAAGTCGCCACATCATCACAGACGATCGTGAATGTATCAGGTAGTTTGCGAATTGCCAACGACGTTGCGTTTCGACATTCCTTCGGGTGCGACACCCCGGTCAGAAACCGATCCTCAAAAACCTGAACAAACTGAGTTCCAAGGCTGCTCGCCAATCCGATGGCGATCTGCTTTGACAGGCAGTCGGAACGGCGCGAGTGCCCGCACGCAACGTTCGTGACAGTCAAGCCCTGCCCGGCGCCGTAGAACTGTTCGCAGAACTCCCTCAAGTCTGCCACCGCGCCCGCGACGAACCGGGGGTCTAGGCATGCCTTAGCCGCCTTCAAATTTCGGCTGCCGCGAACGCGGCTGCCCTGCCGCCAGGAACGAACCGTGACGAACGCTACACCGTTGCGAAACCGAATGGTCGGTCGCTCGAAAGTCGGCAGGCTGATATCTTGCGGCTCCGGAGCGCCAACTCCCAAGTCATCCACCCGGTCGGTCACCTGGTCGAGACCATCGAGCGCTCCTGCGCACAGTTTGTCTATTTCGTTCTGATCGAATCCAGCCAAGTCGATATCGTAGCCATCGTCCATGATGGCTTGTATTTCGGTAGCCAGAAGTTTTGTATTCCAACCGGCATTCATGGCTAATTTGTTGTCAGCCAGGATCAATGCGCGCCGTTTTGTTTCCGTCAACCCTCGCAGAACCAGCACGGGAACCGAGGACATGCCGAGCAACTTTGCCGCCTTCAAGCGGCCGTGCCCGGCTAGGACGGTCATGCTTTCGTCCGCCAGGATCGGGTTTGTCCAGCCGAATTCTCTTATGGACGCGGCGATTTGGGCGACCTGCGCCCGGCTGTGGGTTCTGGCATTGGCCTTGTACGGAACTAGCGCAGAAACCGCGATTTGCTGAACGACTAGGTCGGTTTTCGGCATCGTCATTCCGGAAGTGTCGGTTTCGCGTTCGCCACTTCGTCAAGTTGGAGGCGCACGTACCGATCGAGGGCAGCCATTGTCGCCTTGGGATCGGCACCGATGTCGCTCGCGATTTGCTGGCCGTAGCGGTTTGCGAAGTTCACCCACTTGTCGCGGATCAAGCGGGCGAAACTGGTCAAGGCCCGCCGGACTTCGTCGCGGTTGACGGACTCGGATCGGACCTTCCGCAATTCCTCTTGCAGAAGCTGCACATGGAGGGCCTTCTCGGCCGTCTTCAGACTGTCGAAACTGGCGCCCGCCCTCTTGCTAGCCTCGGGCGTGGACGCAGTCATCGGCGGGCGCGGGATCCGGCGAGTGCCGGGAAGCTGCACCACTTCGGCGGCGGTCGGCGGCGCATTGTGGGCGCGGACCTTCGAAGGGTCGCGCGTGTCATGCCACCGCTGCGCCTGGGTCCGCGGGTCGAGGGTACCGTCTGCCGACAGAACCACCCGGCCCGTCTTGATGCCCTTCCGCACCGCAGCTTCGGAAACACCCACCAACTTGGCAAATGCCCCGATCGTTAACCCCTCGGCCATCAGTCGGTTTCGGCTTTCGCCGCCTTCCGCCCGCGCTCGGGCTTAAGTTCTGCGATCCGGATCTGAGCACCGGGCCGCCGCCTTGCCATGACTTCGACGAAGGTTTCGCCGGAGCTTTCGAGTGTGGCCACTAGCCCGGTCGCCTGTTGCCACCGGCTCACAATGATGTCGACGAACGCCGACGACAGTTCCATTGCGCAACAGGTTCGCCCTTCGGCCTCGCAGGCGATCAACGTGGTGCCGGAACCGCCGAATGGCTCATAGATCACATTCGCCATATCGGTGATGGCGAGGATCGCCCGCATCAGGTCGACCGGCTTCTGTGTCGGGTGCAGCGGATTTCCGGTTCGGCCGGACTTGATCACGTTGCCTTGCGACTTGTGCGGATCGAACTTGACAGACTCCCTCGCGCCGAACAGGCAAAGTTCGTGTTGGGTCCGCCACCCCATGCCCATGCCGGGGGTGCCCTTGTCCCAGACCACCATGTTGCGGACGCCGTAGCCCGAGGACTCGGCCACGTCATACAGGTTGATCCACATCCGCCAATCGGTGAAGGCGTAGAGGATCGGGGCTTCGACCGCACCCAGTACAGCCTTCATGAGGGCGCCATATCCGCGCGTGCTGAGCTTGTCGTTCGCGATGCTCTGCCGGGTCTCCCGCGTTGCGGTCTTCGATCGCGATCCGATGCTGCCGGACGACCTGCCGGCCTCTTGGAATCCGCCGGAGCAATACGGCGGGTCCGTCACGATTGCGTCCACCACGCGGCCGGCCAGCAAGGCCCGCACCTGGTCAGGCTGTGTCGAGTCGCCGTTGTGGAGCCGGTGACGACCGAGGATCCAGACATCGCCGAGTTCGGTAACCGGTTCCTGTGGTTCGTCTGGCACCTCGTCGAGGTCGGCGTCCTCATCGACCCCGCCTTCCTCTGCCTCGACACCCGCGATGATCTCGGCGATCTCGTCCTCGCCAAACCCAGTCAGGTCGACATTGAAGCCGGAGTCGATCAAGTCCTGCAGTTCGCGCGCCAGCAGCGCGTCATCCCAGCCAGCATTCAGCGCCAACTTGTTGTCGGCCAACACCAAGGCCCGCTTTTGGTCCTCGGTGAGGTGCGCCAGCACGATCACCGGAACTTCCTGAAGCCCGAGACGCCGAGCCGCCAGCAGTCGACCGTGGCCGGCGATGATCTGGCCGTCGCCATCTGCCAGGATCGGGTTCGTCCAGCCGAATTCCTGAATGGATGCAGCGATTTGGGCGACCTGTTCGGCGCTGTGCGTCCGGGCGTTGCGTGCATACGCCGAGAGGCGGGTGATCGGCCAATCCTCGACTTTCACGCGGGACATTCAGGCTTCCTGTGGCTGACTTTGCTGCCCCACCTTGGGGTTGGTGGTCCGAACCCAAACGAAACTTCCAGCCGCTAGCGAAAAGTCGGGCTGCGGCCCGCACCCCGGGCTACCCTACCCCTACGGAAGGACCCAGAGTGTTGCATATATGTCACACCATCACAACCCGATGGTTGCTGAAATGTCACTGTTGCATAAAAGTAACAGTTCCCGAGGGCTGGTTGACCCTACTGTGGCGACACCCCGGCAGAGCCTGGGGGCAGGGGGTGACCCCTTTTCGATCCCCTTACTTGAACCCCGGTTCAGTTGGGTCAGGGGAGGATGCGGGCGAGGCGGCGGCCGACGTGCTCGGCCATCAGGGCCTGCGACACCGACATGAACCGCGCCGCCGTGGCACCGAGAACGATCTCTTTCGCAACTGCGGGACCGTACAGCGACCGCACCTTGCCATCGGGTAGCCGCGCCTTGAAGGCGCCGGACTGTGCGACGAACGACCGCTTGAAGTTGTGGGCGACATTCCAAGGGTAGGCCGTCACGAACCCCTTGTCGGTCTTCGGTAGTTCACCGAACCGGCCCTTGGCGTCGCGGGACTGCTGGCGCCACGTCCGCCCCTTGGCGTCGGCACCCTTGGCACCTTGCGCCCGGAACTCGGTGATGGGCAGGCCCTTGCCTCGACCCTCAATCGTGTAGGCGATGCCCTGTGCCCAGCCGGCAGCAACGAACCCCCGGGTGTCGCGAAAGATCAGCGTCTTCCGCTTCGTGCCCATCTGGCCGTGCAAGGCGTTGCGGACTTGGGTCAGCGTCGTCCGGCCAGCGTTCTGGATCGCTGACTTCAAGAGGCGTTCGAGCCGGCCGGGTGACGCCATGGTCACGGCCGCCGACATCATGCGGTTGACGTCGCCTGGGGTGTAGGTCGTGACCAGCTTCGCCATCACGTCCCCCAATGGGTTCGGCCGGTCGCGCCCCCACAGAGCACCCGCCCCCGCAGGTGTCCGATTTTCGCGACCGGCCGAAACTGGCTCCTGGCACCACCCCGGCCTAGTGGGATGTCGCACCTGCCGTCGGCAGGGCGCTTTGCGATCCGGTCCTTCCACAGACGAACCGTGGGGCCGGCAGGAGAAATCCGCCGTTAGGCGTTCGGCACAACCTGGTCGGGGCCTTGCACCCCGTCGAACGTTCCCCCATGGGCTACGTCTAAGCCACACCCCATACAGGGGACGTCCGCGCCTATGGCTGCGGGAATGGTTGCGGGTGATGGATTCGAACCACCGTCCTGCGGCTTATGAGGCCGCCGCGCTACCTGCTGCGCCAACCCGCCGAAAAGAAAATGCCCGCCGAAGCGGGCAGTGGGTATCAGGGAGGAACACCCCATGAAGTCAGTCCGGAACACTCTGCCTTGGCCCCGGACCCAACTCGGGAGAGTGACCAATCTCTCTCAAAAAACGTGCAGACTGTCAACAGCATTTGTATTTCGACAATTTCAGGCCTTGATCCGATCGGTTCGGCATCCGGACTTCCGTAGGCCTCTGGCCGTTTCGGCGCGTCGGCGCTGTGCGGCCTGTTCCGCCGCCCAGGAAAGATCCCGGGCCTCCGGCATGTCGGTTGAGGCCGAGGACGGATCCCGCCACGAATCGGAGGGGCGGGGCTTTCGCGCGACCGGTCGGTCCGGGTCTGGGATGCCCCAGTGATCCGCCATGGCATCGAGACCAGCGCGGAGCTTATCGAGCCGCCGGGTGCCGCCTGCCCAGTCCTCGAATCCAACGACGGCGACGACGAGATGGCCGAGTTCGTTCAGCCCCACCGGGCCTCGGATATCGAGACTGCGCCGGCCGGATCGGCGCTGCACCTCAAACACGGTGCCGTCGTCGATGTAATGACCGAGCCCGGAAGCCACCAGCAGCGACCACAGTTTCCGCCGGGCATCGACGTTGGTGTCGACGACATGCCCGACACCGCTGCCGCCACCCGTCGGGCTGAACGTGGCCGTCACCCTCGGCAGGGTGATGGCGCGGTGGAACAGTTCGGCCAGGTGCTGGCCTGCCTCGAACTGCCGATCCGAAAGTTGGCCGCGATGATGGTAGCGATCCAGCGGCGTCGGTTCCGTCACCACGGCCCGAACAATCTTGGCCCCGTTTGGGTCGATGTCGGGTCTGACAACGGCATCGCCCTTTCGGATCCGGTGCGGGGTTCCGTAGTCGAACAGCGAGCCGACGGCCTTCGCCGGCTTCGGGGATTTCAGCTTCTTTGGGCGCGGCATCGGGATTCCCTGGGGTGATGGGACGCCGCAACGTCCCCGTTTCCTCGGGAAGCGTCAACCGAAGTTTGCAGTTCTCAATTTCCGCTTCCATCGCTGCAGTCTGACCCCTCCGAAACGGCTGAATTCAGCCATTTTCCGGGTCATCCGTAACACGGTAACAGGTCAGGTAACGCGAAAAGTAACACCCTAACCCATTGACCCATAAGCGAAAAACACCCCAAACTATATATATATTACTTTGTTACTTGATATATATATATATGAGGGGGGTCTTTGGGGCTGAATTTCGGGGTTTCTGTACCCCCATATATATGTGTTTCTGGGTAATATCCGTAACGTGGTAACAATCTCATATAAAACAACGGTTTAGGCCATTACCGACCAAATCCCAAAAGTCACAACGTTACCGGCGATGCAAAGTCTCGGTCACAAAGGTTGACGTATTGCAAATTCACGGCCTCCGGATTACGGTTTGCAAATCGCAGCCGGAGAACGTTGATGTCGGTTCTGCAATTCTTCGTCCCTCCCGCCAGTGCGGTTCGCAAGCCGGACCCTGGTGTCGAAGTCGCCGCCCCGAACTGCCTCGACCCGTATGCCCGGCTCGTCGCCAGCATGGCCGAGACGATCCGCACCAGCCCCTTGGTCGACCGTTGGGATGACTGGCACGCCGCCGAAGTCCTGATCACGGCCGGGTTCCGGATCTCGGAAATCACCGAGGCCCTGCCGGATGTCCGCCGCGCCGTTCAGGCCGAAACCGCCACCCGGTTCGAGGTGCTGTGATGCTGATGACCGAGACAGCAGCCACCAAGAAATGGTGCCCGCAGGTCCGTGCGCTGGGTCTCGCCAGCGACGGCACCGTCCTCTCGGCCTCGAACCGGGTCGCTGCCGACGACGGCACCGGATCCCCCAGGTTGGTCGATCAGCCCGCCTTCGCCTGCTGCATCGGTTCCCGCTGCATGTCGTGGCGCTGGGCGGGATGGGCGACCCGTTCGGGTGTCGCTTCCGACCCGTTCCCGCATGACCGGGCCTCGCCCCGGCTCGGGTTCTGCGGTCTGGGCAGAACCCCGTATCTGGTCGTCACCCCCGACGATGAAGCCGACTGCGGCAAGAACTGACCCCACCAGCCCGGAGAGAACGTCATGTCGGACATCGTCTGGCGCTGCCGCTGCGCCTACCGGAACACCATGGCCGACTGGGCCGACATCACCGCCGCCGATGTCATCCGCGACATCGCTGCCCTGATCACGGTTGCCGCCATGGTCGGCGCCGTCGGGCTTGTCGGCCTCGCCGTCACCCACACCACGATGCCGTGAGGGCCACGATGCTCACGTTCCTGGTCGCCCTCGGGCAACTGGCCGGTCTTGCCTATGTCGGGTCCATCTTCGGCGTCCTGCCGGCCGTCGCGCTTGCTGCGGCGCACGTCATTGGCGCGGGGATCACTGCCGGACTCATCACCGAACTCGGTGCCCGAAACCGCTCCACCTTCGGATCCAGTTTCAGCGGCGACGAGGACTTGGACGGGCTGGTGGTGCTGCAGTGGCCGATCTTCCTGCCGGCCTATGCCGCGTATCGGATCGGATGCCGCATCTTCCGGGGGCGGGCATGACCGGACCCGCCATCCCGACCCGCCACGCCACCATGGCTGAGATCTTCAGCCTCCCGCTTCGGGCACTCGGCACCGTGTTGCCGCAGGTCTTCGACCGCCGCGCCGACCGGATCGCGACGATACGGACTGGGGATGATGCCGACGAGCGGGGGCTTGCCATCGCCCGCGCCGTCAACAGCCACGACGGTCTCTGCACCGCGCTTTCCAACCTTCTCGCCGTGATGCCGCCGGAGCGATCCGACGACCCGACCGTGCATGAGGCACGGGAGGCGCTGCATCGAGCCTGCAACCATTTGGGGATGCCATGACACAGAACACCGCGCGCGCCATCGATCTCTACAAGGATGCCGTCGACACCGCCAAACAGGTCCAAGCGCTTCTGGGCGACGACAGCAAGTCGCGGAAACTGCGGGACAGCCTCAGCTTCAATCCGACGATCCTCGGGTACGACTTCAACAGCGTTTCGCCCGGGGGCGCGGCCGGGGAGGCCATGCTTTCCGCGATTCGGAACGAATGGGCCGACTTCGTGAAGAAGGTCGTCGCCGAGCACCGTGACATCGTCGAACGGCGCCGCCTCATGCTGCTGGAATCCCTCGCCGTCGAACAGAAGGCCGAGGAAGTCGCCCGTCTGAGGGTCGAACAGACGACGGCGGTGCCGACGTGAGTGGCGCCACCCTGTTCGCCACGGCCGCGATCCGAATCCTGCGGTCAGCCGGTCACGCTGTCACCCGCTGCGGTCAGCGCACCACGTCGTCGGACAATCTGCTCGTCCGCCGTTCGCCCGACCAAGTCTACATCTTGCCGGTCGATGCGCGCGACGGTGTCCTGGTCGCCCACGTGCTGCCTCTGATCAGGGGGGCGTCGTGAGCTACGACAACATGGACCACGTCGGGTGGGTGGAATCGAACATCGCGGCCCACAAGCGCCGGAAGCCGCCCGCCGCCGACCGCCGACATGCAGACCAGGGGCGGGGCTGGTGGGGTGCCCCGGATGTGCTGAATCCGTTTCAGCGGCAAGTCGTCATCATCGTCGGCATCATCGGGAGAGGCATCTACAACGCCTCGATCAACTGGACCACCGTCGAATGGCGGCATCCGGACATCATCAGCCTGACTTGGCGGGGCGAGCTGGCCACCCACGACGGATCGGAACTCACCGACCTAATCCTGTTGGCTCACGAGGCCCGCATTCGGGTCAGCGTCAGTCCCGCTGGCCGTTATCTCCGGCTTGATTTCCACCACCGCGAGGCCGCCGGCATCCTCGGTAGTCGCCATCCCGACCTTGCTGCGCGGATCGTCCAGTTCGCTGCCCGGTTCGATGACGATCACCCCGTCATGTATCGGCACCGTCGCATCGCCGAATGGGGTGACGATCGCGCGATCTGGCCGGCCGGGATGTTCGGCTGGCGCTACTTCCTCCGCCGCCGCCACGCCCGGCTAGCCCTGCCTATCGCTTCCGACGCCATGGCTACCACCCGGCGTAGCGACCGCGACTGCTGGCCGGCGATGCGTGATCGCTCCCTGTTCTGACCCCTGACGAGGCCGTTATGCCGAATGAATCCAAACTCGCGTTGCGCGCGGGCCGCTACTACCTGACCCGCGATAACCGCGTCATAGGGCCGATGAACGACACCGGTCGAGGCCCGTTCGAGTATGCCGGCAAGATCTGGGCGGCCGACGGCGTCTGGTCCCGTGGGGCACCCCACCCCAACGACCTGATCAGGGAATGCACCAAGGACGGCAAACCGTTCCCGCTGCCGCCGGAGACCGTCACGATTCTGAAAACGGCCGCTGTCGGCAAGTCGGAAGCCGTGCTCGAACTGAACCCGGCTTCGACCGGCTGCCTGATCTGCGGCGCCAAGGATGTTGATGCCTGCGCCGAACCCCATGAGCGGGAACATGGTGGCCGCTGCCCGACCCGTCCTTTGTGGCCGGCGCCCGGCACCGTCATCGTCACGAACACCCCGCCCGACGAACTGGCCGACCAGGTGGCGTCTCAGAACCGCGCCGGCTCGGCGTCGCCGCGCCTGGATCCGGCGCATTCGGTCTATCAGAACCGGCCCGCTGACATGCCTCGCGTCGAGCCGGCCGGCGCCCCCCTGCCGGGCGCCTTCCGGACCTATGACATCGACGGGGAACTCTGCGAAGCGCCGGACCTGAAGATCGGCGCTGCGACAGGGCAGCCCCGCGTCGGAATCGACACACCTCCCGACGGGGTGGAGCGGACCTTCTGCCTCGACGGCGCCGGCCGTTTCGTTCTCGATGCTCCCGGATATGAAGCCCTGGCCGCCATCTTGGCCGAGGCGCACCAGCAGTCGGCCACCGGTAAGGGGCTCGAGCGCCATGCCCGGGGTGGGGTGCCCTTCGACCGGCAGCCCATCATGGAGATCAGTCGGATGGTCGGTCCCGGCGGGCCGCTGTTCCAAGCGATCAAGAAATCCCAGGAAGCCATGGGGATGGTCTACCGGGGCAATGATGGCGCCGCCGTCAATGAAATCCTCGGGGCCATCGTCTATCTCGCGGCCGCCGCCAACCTGATCCGCGAGAACTCCGGTGGCTGATGCCGGCATGGATCGGCTTCTGGCCACGGTGTCGGTCGGCGCCCGTCAGGCTGCTGCGGACCTGCGGTCCGCTCGCCGAGCCGGGATCCGGCGGTGCGTCGAAACCTACCGGCGCGACCGCGACCTGCCGAAGATCCTGCCGGTCAGCACCATCGAGGTTCCGGATCCCGAGGCCCATCGCGCCTTGATCGCTGTCCTGAAACGCGCCCGCCGGGGGGAATTCCGGCGGTGCCTCGCCCGGCATTGGACTGCCGACCGTGGCCTGCTCGCACTTCTGACGGCCGCGCTGATTGCCGAGTTGCGGATTTACCGAAACGACCACTCGAACCCGACAGGTGCCTTGTGCTGAACCTGATCCTGACCGCTTGCCTCATTGCCAGTCCGTCGGACTGCCGTGAGGTGCAGATCGCCGCCAATGAGGCCGACACCCCGTTCGGATGCGCCGTCATGGGTATGCAGCAGGTCGCGGACTGGGCGACGCTGCACCCCGCCTTCCGGGGCTCCGGATATCGCTGCACCCGTCCGGAACGGAGGGCGTGATGCGAGAGACTTGGACGCAAGCGGAAGAGCAGATCCTCCGCGTTCACGCCGCGGATGATGTCAACGTGCTGGTCGCCCTTCTGCCGGGGCGAAGCAACGACAGCATCCACAATCGGCGTCGACGCCTGTTCGGAAAGAAGCCGGATCGACTGGCTCTTGCCACAACAGGATCACTGCCCTGCGATGTTCAGGTGTCGAGGTCTGGTATCCGGTATCGGGAGCACTCTTGCCCGGTGCATGGAACCTATAGCGGCACCGGTTCGCGAATGGTGGTCTCGCTGCCGTTCCTGACCTGTCAACAGGAATGGCGACTGCGGGGCGCTGTTCCATGACACATCGCGCCATGAAGCCCATGGCCGACGTGCTCGAGTCGGCCCAGCCGAGGCCGCTGCTGTCCGCACCGGCACTGACCTGTCGCGAGGTGGTCGGCGCCTTGGATGGCGTCGATCTCTACTGCTGTCGCCCGAAGGTTGATCGCGCCGTGGCTTGGTACTGCGCAGACCACCGCGCCAGGTACTTCCGACCCGGGGGGGGCGGATCCTGTGATGACAAGCCCCCACCGCTTCGAATCCTCGACATCGCCGGCGGCTCCGCGAGACCTTGCCGGCGGCGTCCTCGCCAACCTCTGAATCGACCTGCTGCGCTGCCCCCGCCAGGAGCCTGGGCAGTGCTGATGCACCACCATAGCGGCGAGCCTGCGGGCATTCGCCGAGCTTCAGGAGACCACGTCATGACGCATGGAATTCCGCATCTCGCCGATCGGCTCGATGCCATCCGCCCCCAGACCCCCGACATCGCGGCGGCCGTTGCGCTGCTGCGAGGTGTCGCCAATCGCGGCGCCTTTCAGGCCCAGGTCCACAAGTGGGTCTGTTCGACCTTCAACGCGGAGGTGGCGGCCGATCGGACTGAACGCGCCCATCGCTTCATCGAAGAAGCGCTCGAACTCGCCCAAGCCACCGGCTGCACAAAGGCCGACGCCTCGATGCTGCTGGACTACGTCTACAGCAGGCCCGTCGGCAGGATTTCCCAGGAAGTCGGGGGCACCATGGTGTCGCTGGCCGCGCTCTGCAATGCCCACGGCATCACCATCGAAACCGCCGCCTGGACTGAGATCGAACAGTGCTGGCAGCGTTCGGATAAGATCCGCGCGAAGTGGCTGACGAAGCCGAAGGGCTCGCCGCTGCCGGGCATCGCGCCGGCCGAGGCGGCTGAATGACGGGAACCCTCACCAACGTCATCGCGCTGTCCGTCTTCGGGATAGAGGCCAGCCCCCCGCGACCCCAAAATACGCCAACGGCGCATTTTTGAGTTGCACGTCATGCGCCATTGGCGTACATTCTCAATTGTTGAAGGGGACCACACGGAGCAAACAACGAGGAATAGGACATTGCATACAATTCCACCAATTTTAATAACAATCGCCGAAACTCATGGCTTTGTCGCCGATGCGGCGCACGTCTTCACTGAAGACGAGTACGAGGAACTGATACTGTATATCGCGGAAAATCCGGAGGCCGGTGATGTTATTCGCGGTACCGGTGGTATCCGAAAGCTGAGATGGGCGGCCCGTGGCCACGGTAAGCGTGGTGGGGCGCGGGTCATCTATTATTATCTAAATGATGACTTCCCAGTCTACCTGCTCGCGGTGTACGGGAAGGGCGAAAAAGTCGACCTGACTTCCAAGGAGAAGAAGCAAATGCGCGATCTCATTGGGATTTTGATTCAAGGCGCCCAAACCGTCAGGCAAAGAAGTGTTAGACGGGGGCTTTAAGCCCCCGTTCATTAAAAGCACTGTAAAAGTGCAGTGAAGGACCTGTAAACCAGGCTTATAGAAACACGGAGAGAGGTTTTAATTATGTCCGGAGACAAGATAATCCGGGGGCTTAAGCAGGCCGTCGCCCATTCGGAAGGAAAGGGTGGGGCTACCGAAAGGCAGGTACGTGTCGAGACTAATCCGAATGTGAAGAAAATTCGAACGAAACTTGGGGTAACTCAGCACGAATTCGCCTTGCAGTTTGGCTTCTCGCTTGCTGCTGTTCGGCATTGGGAACAAGGGAGCAGGATGCCCGAGATGTCGGCGCGCGTCCTGTTGACCTTGATTGATCGAGATCCCGATTACGTCCGTCGCACTCTCAGCCTTGATGATGATAGCCGCATCGCAGTCTGCGGGTGACGATCAAGCTTTTAATAAAGACGTCCGACCGAAAGGTCGGGCGTTTTTTATTGCCCGGACTGACTGGTTGTTACCCAGGACTAAGGCAGCAAACTACTCTGCATAAGCTCCTATCAGAACTTTTTTTCTTCATTAACCCCTGCATACCTCTCAGACTTTCATCAAGCTGACCACGAAGTGTTTGACCATGAACAGCGCGCGCAGGGAACTGCATCTGTGCCTGCCCCTGGGGCGGTAACACCCCGGCGGAGCCTACTAAGATCCGGAGCAAGTCCGGCGCCTTCCAGGCCGAGTTCCGTTCCGTGCTGACCATCACCAACAACGGTGATGGCCGCGCCGACTATTCGAGGCGGATACGATCCGGCTTCTACCGAGCCGCCCGCTTCACGACGCTGCCAAGGCACTAGCCGGCTGACGAACCGGGGCCGGTGAGCCAGGCGCTTGTTCCTTCGCCAAAACCGATCATTTTCAATCAGTTGGTATTGCCAAATATATGCCATAGGCATATTTATATCGTCGAACGAAAGGATCCCCGGACATGAACCACACCGCCTCTTACATCTGCACCCGCTGCAACGGCCTCGGTTCGGTCTCGGCCTTCGGCCATGTCGCCAACGGCACCTGCTTCGCCTGCCACGGCGCCGGCCGCGTCGCCCGCAAGTCCGCCGCTTCTGTCGAGTTCGTCGAGGCCCACCCCGAACTGGTGGTGGCCGAGGCCGACCGCGCCACCGAAAAGCAGTGGCAGTTCCTTGCAAATCTCTGCGGTGACAACGATGCCTGCTTCCGCCGCATCCTCGCCGCTGCCGGCTGCGACCACGCCACCGCTCGTTACGTCAGCCGCAAGGTGATGAGCCACGCGATCGAGATCGCCAAGACCGACACGAAGGCGGTCGAGTGGCGCCTCGCCAACAACCCCCGCCAGCGTGTGGCTTGAACAACAGAGGGGGCGTCTTCCCGGCCCCTGCTACCCGTTCCCAGAAAGGTAGTCCCACCAATGGCCTATACCAAGCGCCAATACGCCGCCGACATCGCCGCCAACGACGCCGCCACCGACGCGGTTCGGGCCGAACTCGAACGCTTCAACGCGCGCGCCGAAGCTGGGGAACCGGTCGCGGAAATGGCCGAGGCGTGGAACGCCGCACATGATCGGGAATGGGAACTCGGACAGGACCGGCAGGCCATCGAAAGCCGGTGGATGCGTCGGAAGTGGACGCATGCCGATCATACGTCGGCCGAATTGGCTGCGGCAAACGTCGAATGACCCCCGCGCCGGACGGTCCGGTGCGAAACTCCCGAGGCCCCGACTATGTCGACCATCACCACCGCCGATTTCGCCGATCTCGAACGGTTCTTCGTCGCCAGCATGGCGAACGTCGAAGCCTTGCGGGCCTGCCAGCGGCACGCCGCTGCCGCCGACGTCCTGTCCGGGCTGGCGCGGCTGGTGCGGACCGTCGAGGCCGAAGCGGTGGAACACGGCTACCTTTCCGGCATCATCCTTGGCCGCTGGCCGCACCTGATAGCCGCAGCTAAAGGTGGGGCTCTAACCTGATCTTTTTTCTCGGAAATCCGATCCTTTGACTTGCCAGTTTAGTATGCCTATGGCATATTTCTAATCATAGAACGGCGCCACCCACCTGAAGGCGCTAAGCCGATAGGAGTCCCCCATGTCGATCCGGATGCAGATTGTTTGGTCTGTACTTGAGGCCGCCAAGTACAACAGCGACCAGATGGTCATTGCCGCCTGCCGGCGCTGCATCGTTGCCAACCGGGCCGGCAAGCGTTTCGACCGCGCCGACTGGGCGCTGATCTCCGAATTCGCCTGATCCGGCCTCCCCAAAGGATTGCCCCGATGAGCCCAAACTATCAGGCCGAGTTTCCCGACTACCGCCCCGAGGACATGCCCGCCATCCCGGCCGGCTGGGTCGATCAGTCCTGGCACAATGATGCCTGCCCGTTCTTCCTCGCCGCGCCGGATCTAGGCGTGTTCGTCGACTATGCCGACCCGCATACCCGCGAATGCGATGAAGGCCACCGGTTCATGGTGGTCAGAATGGAAGATGGAATGCACCCCGCCGAGGGTGGCGAACTACTGCTCGCCACCGACGAATGGTCCGAGGTTCTGGCCTTTTCGGAGCGGCGCCGCCATGACTGACGCTGCGACCGTCGCCGACACCTTCGCAGCGCTGTTGCGGCGCTACCTGACACCGGAACAGTTCGAGGCGGTGCGGTGGCGTAACGCGGCCGAAGACTCGCCGGGTGTCTGCCATAGCCATGACTTCTGCGACGCCAACATGGTGATGGCCGAGGCAATGCAGCGGCACGGCTTCGATGTCGAATCCGATCAATGGGCTGAGAACGACTCGGCCTTGGCGACATGGAATGCGGCTTGGGATGACGCAAAGGCGCGCCACCTTACGGCAAGGGGGCGCGGATGACCCCCTTCAACCTGCGTCGGCCCTGTCGTGACTGCCCGTTTCGATTGGATCGGCCCGGTTATCTGACCCGGCCCCGCGCGGCTGAGATCGTGGCAGCGCTCGGACGCGGCGAGCACTTCCATTGCCACAAGACCATCGACTACGGCGCCGCCGAAGACAGTGAACCCGTCACGGACCCGGCAACAGCGCAACTCTGCGCCGGCTCAATCCTGATGCTCGAAAAGTCGGGCCGCCGCTTGCCAGCCATTGCCCAAATCGGGGTTCGGCTCGGCTGTTACGACCCAGCGACATTGCGGGGTGGCGATGCTGTCCACAGCGACGCCGAAGCGTTCATCAAAGCACAGCAAAAAGCTGATCATTTCTATGAATTTAGGCTTGAAATTAATATGCCTTGGGCATATAAATAAGCCCATGGAAGCGACGGCGCCGAGCCGCAGGCCAGGAACCACCCCGATGACCAAGGCCCCCAAGACCAAGACCGCCGGAACCTTCACCGCCACCAAGGTTTCGCGGAACTGGATCGTGACCCGCGAAGGTTACAACGAGATAGCTTGCTACCTGAACGATAAGGAAGTGGACGGCTGGCTGTTTCGCGCCGCCCGCAGCGTCGCCGAGGAAGCGGCCTACGCCGCCGAGCGCCGCGCTGATGTGGACGCCTACCTTGCCCGCCGCGCCACCCGCCCGGTCTCGACCCAGTTGAACCTGTTCTGACGGATCGCTCCCCGTACCGCCCTCGCGGCGGTACCAGCGGCGACCCGCCGAAAGGCAGATAGGAGATGACATGAAGTCCCACACCGTGAAGTCCAACGCGAAGCGGGCGGCCCGACAGATGGCCGCCAAGTTCTCGGGTGTCGATGTCATCGAACCCGTGGCCGCCCCCGACGGTGGGTGGTTCGCGGCTGTGAAGGTGGCGCCTGGCTGCCTCGCCTCGGCCGTGGCCCCCGAGGTTTACGAGGCCGCCGTAGTCGTCACCGACGAGTCTGCCCCGGGTCACACCGACCTGATGGTGCCCCCGGAAACGCTCGACGCCCTCATGGCAGCGAACCCGCTGCCGGAGACGGTCGAGACCGAGGTCGAAACCATCGACCTGCCCGCCTTCCTGCCCACCAGCCCCGCCGCCGAGTACGCCGAGGCCGGAACCGTCAGTCCCGCCGAGATCCGCGCCATCGCGCTTGCCGATCCAGTTCGTTCCAGCCCGGAGGAAATCGCGGCCCGTCGAAAGGCCCGACGTGAACGGCTCGCCGCGAAGCCGGAGGCGTCGGAGCCCCCGGCGCCGGTTCCGACGAAGCGCCGTGCCGCGACCGCCGATGGCGCCCCGAAGACAGACCAGATGATCGAAATGTTGCGGCGCCCCAATGGCGCCACAGCCATCGAAATTGCGACCATGCTGGGTTGGCAGAAGCACACTGCGCGCGCCCGGATCTCGGTGGAATGCCGCGCTCGTGGAATCGCGGTCTCGAAGACCCACAACGACAAGGCCCGAGGCGGCAACGTCTACCGCGCTGCCGTCTGAACTCAGGAGTCCTTGACGATTTCATCGATCGGCGGGGTGAAATCGTCAAGGTTCATTGTATTGATTTTACGAAATGGCTTAGGCGAAAAGCACCAGATGTGCAGAACGAAAAAGTAGAAGCATAGAATATGAAATACCCATCGAATAGCATGACCAACATGCAAATCGTAGTGGTAACTTTGAGTGATCTAATACGTCGTCATAATATTCTGCCTCATCTTGCTGAATA